TGGGGCGCGACGCGGGCGCTGTCACCGGTGCGACGGGCGTCACCACGGTGTACACCGACGCCGAGACCGACACGCTCTACGACGCCGGGGTCAACGTGTTCCGCCTCCTCGGCGGCACGGTCACCCTCACCGGGTGGCGATCCGTGTCGACCGATGCCGTGTGGCGTCAGCTGAACGTCGGCCGCCTCGCTATGGCGATCAGCGCGACGATGACCACCCTGATGGTCCAGTACCTCGGGCGGCCGATCGACGGGCAGGGGCACCTGTTCTCGGAGATCGAGGGCGTCATCACCGCCGAGCTGCAGGAGATCTGGGAGGCACAGGGCCTCTACGGCGCGACCGCAGCGGAGGCGTTCACCGTCGTGTGCGACTTCAGCAACAACACGCCCCAGTCGATCGCGGCCGGCCAGGTGAAGGCGTCGGTTGCCATCACCGCGTCGACGGCGGCCGAGCAGATCGTCATCAACGTCGTCACCTCGCTGGCGAACTAACCCGGAAAGGACACACCAGCATGGCAACCAAGTCGCAGGCGCTGATCACGGCGTCCGTCAACGGCAAGTCGATCGGGGTGTGGGATACCCGCTCCGGCGGCGAGACCACGGCCCCGCTCGCGAAGTACCGCCCCGGCGGCTCCCAGGTCGAGCAGATCGACGCGGCACGCCCGACCACGGGCGACGTCACGATCAGCCGGCGTTTCGACCTCGAGCGCGACGCGCCACTCGAGCGGTCACTGCGCCCGCAGGTCGGCCGCGGGACGATCACCATCACCGAGCAGCCCCTCGACATCGACGGGGTGAAGTACGGCAAGCCGATCGTCTACAGCGGCCGCCTCGCCTCGGTCGCGGTCGACGACGTCGACTCCAACAGCGACGACACTCGCATGATCACCCTCGTCGCGATGGTGAAGGTGCCCGCATGAGCGACTTCGAGCCCGACGTCCAGGATCACAACGAGCACGAGGGCCAGCTGCCCGCCGCTCCCACGAGCGGCCTCGCACGCCTGCGGGCCGAGCGCGAGAAGATCAAGGAAGAGCTCTTCCTCGATCTCCGCGTGCCGCGGTACGAGGTGCCGCTGTTCGTGCGCTACTCGCCGGTCCAGCAGTCGACGGCCAAGCGGGTGCACGACCGGGCCAAGAAGTCCAACGACAGCGAGGCCTCGGTGATCGCCAATGCGCAGCTGCTCGCGGAGCACTGCGTCGGCGTGTTCGAGATGGACCCCCAGGGTGACCCCATCGGCGACCCCGAGGACTGGCCGAAGTTCGATCGCACCCTCGCGGAGTATCTCGGCGCAGACACCAACCGCGCGGCCGACGTCGTGCGGCTCCTGTTCCTCACCGACGGCGACATCATGGCGACCGTGCAGCGGCTGATGGAGTGGTCGGGCTTCGCCGGTGACCAGATCACCGAGGAGTACGAGGGAAACTGAGCGGCCACCCCGCCGTGCGATCGGCGGCGGTGGCCTCGTCCCACGGGTGGAACCCCCTCGCGTACCTCGCGCTCGAAGAGGGCGACATGCGCCTGGCACAGAAGGTCCTCCAAGAGGCCGTCCGCCTGGAGGAGGAGCGCGAGCGGGGACGCCTCGACTACCTCGCATCCAAGACCGCCGCGATGACCGCGCAGGCGATCACGAAGTGGCTCGGCCGCAACTTGCCCAAGCTGCTCGGCCAGAAGTGACGACCAGGAGGTGAAGCATGGCCAGGTCCAAGTCGGGTGTGGTGCTGCTCACCTTCCGCACGGCCGGCACCCAGAAGGCCGCCGAGGAGGCGCGCAAGACCGGCGATGCGCTCGAGGACGCCGGCTCCAAGAGCGGCAAGGGAGCTCACGGCCTGTCGCTGTTCGCGGGCGGCCTCGACAGCATCGTCGGCGCCGTGCTCCCGTTCGACATCGGGCTCGACCGGATGTCCGGCGGGCTGGACGACTTCGGCAGCAAGCTCGAAGGCAGCAAGGGCAAGGCCAAGGCGTGGGCGGGCGGTCTCGCCGTCGCCGGCGGTGCGGCCGCGGCCGGGTTCATGACGTCCCTCGCGGACGGCGTGGAAGGGGCCGTGGAGCTCGACAGCGTCACCTCCACCGTCTCGGCCCGGCTCGGCCTCACCGAAGGGGAGAGTGCCCGCATCGGTGAGGTCGCCGGCGGTCTCTACGCCGACGCATACGGCGAGAGCCTCGCCCAGATCGGCGACGTTACCGGCCAGGTGATCTCCAGCATCGACGGCATGCGCGACGCGTCCGCCGAGACCCTCGAGGACATGACGGCCGACGCCCTCAACTTCGCCGAGACGTTCCAGGTCGACACGGCCCGGGCGACGCAGGTCGTCGGGCAGCTGCTCCGCACGGGCCTCGCGAAGGATGCCGACGAGGCGTTCGACCTGCTCACCAAGACGATGCAGCAGGTCCCGGAGAACGTGCGAGACGACGTCATGGACGCCGCCGACGAGTACGGGCCGTTCTTCGCACAGCTCGGCCTCGACGGTGCCACCGCCTTCGGCCTGCTCGCCAAGGGCGCCGAGGACGGCATGTACGGGATCGACAAGACCGGCGACGCTCTCAAGGAGCTCACGATCCGGTCGACCGACATGTCGAAGGCGTCGGTCGCAGCCTACGAGGCCGCGGGTCTGAACGCCGAGGAGATGGCCGGCATGATGCTCGCCGGCGGCGAGGAGGCCGCCGAGGGGTTCGACAAGATCGTCGCGGGGCTGCTCAGCATCGAGGATCCCGTGGAGCAGAGCCAGGCGGCGCTCGCACTGTTCGGCACCCCGCTCGAGGACCTCGGCACCGACCAGATCCCCGGCTTCCTGCAGAGCCTCCAGGACGGCACCGGCGGCATCGGTGACTTCACCGGCGCCGCGGAGGCGATGGGGGACAAGCTCAACAGCGGACCCGCCAAGAGCTGGGAGAAGCTCGGCCGCCTGTGGGACGCCGCGACGATGAAGATCGGCGACAAGCTGCTCCCCGTCATCGAGGACCTCACCGATTGGATGGCCGAGAACCCCGCCCTGATGGACGTCATCATCATCGGCCTCGGCGTCCTGGCCGTCGCCCTCGGCATCGCGGCCGTCGCCGTGTGGGCAGTCAACTCCGCCCTCTTCGCCAGCCCCATCACCTGGATCATCCTCGGCATCGTCGCGCTGATCGCAGCCCTCGTGCTCCTCGTCATGAACTGGGACTCGGTAGTCGCGTGGATCTCCGACGTGTGGGGCGGGTTCGTGAACTGGCTCGTCGAGGTAGGCGAGGGCATCGCCACCTGGTGGAACGACCTGTGGTCCGGGATCGGCGCCTTCTTCCAGGTCCTCTGGACCAGCATCGTCCTGTTCTTCGTGACCAAGTGGCTCGAGCTCACGAGCTTCCTCGACGGCATCGGGTCGTTCTTCCGTGGCGTATTCGGCGGCATCGGCGACTTCATCGCCAACGCCTTCAACAGCGCCCTGAACGTCGTGCGCGGCGCCATCAACGGCATCATCGGCCTGGTGAATGGAGCCATCGGCGCCCTCAACGGACTGTCGGTGAAGATCCCCGACTGGGTTCCCCTGGTCGGCGGGCAGACGTGGGGCGTGAACCTCCCGAAGATCCCGTACCTCGCGCGAGGCGGCGACGTCGAAGCCGGCCGCGCCTACGTGGTCGGCGACGCCGGGTATCCCGAGCTGTTCGTCCCGGACAGCGACGGTCACGTCCTCCCGCGCGTGCCTACCCTCGCCGGCATGTCGGCCGAGGACATCGCGGCATCGCTGGACGACGTCGACATCACGGTCGGCTCCGACAACGACCGCGGTCCCCGGATCATCCAGGTGGTCATGCCGGACGGGCGGGTGCTGCTGGAGGCGGTCCTCGAAGAGGGTGAAGATGCGGAGGCGAGGCTGTGACCCGCGACCTGTACGTCCGGTTGCGGGCGAGCACCCGCAACGCCCCCCGCCTCCGATTCAAGCTCATCGGCGACGACCAGCTCAGCGGGGGAGTGGGCGGCTGGGAGCAGGTCGACCGCAAGCTGCGTCGGCCGGCGATCGTCTGGACGAAAACGCCGCTCCGCGTCTACAAGCTGCCGTTGCGGCTGGACGGTTTCACCGCCACCTCGCAGGTGTCGGTGGAGCAGGAGTGCCGCGTCCTCATGGGGTGGGGGCAGCTCACCCACACCAGGAAGGGCACCAAGCGGCCGCCGACGATCGCGCTCAGCGGCAACGTTCGAGTGCCCCTGTCGCTGCGGTGGGTGATCACCGGGCTGGACTGGGGCGACTACCTCACGAGCAACTCGGGCCGCCGCATCCGGCAGGACGTGACCGTCACCCTCACCGAGTACATCGACCTCGGATCGAAGGGCTACGCGGCCGCGCTCAAGAAGGCGACCAACTGACGAGAGGGGGGTGGTGTTCGTGGAGCTCGACGACCTCACGATCACCACCCCCGACGGGCGGACGCGCGTCGACCTGGTGGAGGCCGCGGCCGCCGCACAGGTGCGCCACACCATCGTCGGCGCGTCTACCTGCACCGTCGTCATCCCCACCGTCGGCACCGAGCTGCTCACCTCGGTGCCGTCGGTCGGGGCACAATCCACCGCGACCGTCGCCGGCCGCGAACACCGTCGCGTCGCGGTTCACCACATCGCCGACCAGCTGCGCCTCATCTTCGAGGACGTAGTCATCGCCGCGCTGCGACAGCAGCGGCACCCGTTCATGTTCGCCACGGCGCTTCCCGTCGGCGACGTCGTCAACCGGTTCGCGACCGAGGCTGGCGTCCTCGCAGACATCGACCCCGCGCTCGCCGCCGTCTACGTCGAGGGCGTCGGTCGATCCCGGCTCGAGGAGACCGACTCGTGGCGCGAGATCTCCACCGTCATCTCCCGCCTCGGCGGCCGAGTGTTCTCCAACGGGTCGCGCCTGATCGCCGCGACTGACGCCACGCTCCTCGCCCGCGACCCCCGCGCGACGATCACGGGCGACAGCGAACCCCTGAAGTCGGGCATCGACTTCAGCATCGACGTCGCCCAGCCCCAGGAGCGCGCGAGCTTCAAGGTCGACACCGCCGCGTGGACCGCGGATGCCGGCGACGTCGTCGAGATCACCGGCACCGGTCCTGCCGACGGGCGGTGGCTCGTCTCGCAGTGGACGCGATGGCTCCCTATCACGGGCAGCTCGCAGGTCCGGCTCACCCGCCCACTCACGATCGGAGCTTGAATGCCCTGGCAGGATCTGGACATCCCCGTCGACGAGGCGGCGATCACGACCAACATCCTCACCCGTCTCGCCGAGGCGCTCCCCGACTGGACCCCGTCTGAGGGCGCCCCCGAGGTAGCGCTCGCCGAGGAGTTCGGCCACCAGGTCGCGATCGTCAACCAGGCCGCGGTCGCAGCGGCCCGCCACGCGGCCGCCGGCGTGGCCACCGCGTTCGGCTTCGAGCCGGTCGGTGGAGCGCGAGCCACCCTCGCGGACGTCAGCCTCGTCGCACAGCTGCCCCCATCCGCAGGCAACGCGCCGTTCACCACGGCCGTGACCGTCCCGGCAGGGTTCACCATCAGCGTCGACCAGCGCGCGTTCACGGTCCCCACGCAGGTCACCGTGGCTGTCGACTTCACCGAGGTCACGGCAGGCCCGTACGCGGGCTACTGGCGCGGCACGTTCGGCATCGACTTCACAGCCCTCGAGGTGGGCGCGAGCTCCAACATCGGCGACGTCGACCAGGCGGCCACCCTGCAGACCGTGTCGCCCGTGATCGTCTCCGCGACCCTCACCGTCGGCGCGGCCGGCGGCATCGACCCGGAGAGCATGACGGCATTCCTCAGCCGCTTCACGTCGTGGCTGCGAACCCTCAAGCCGGGCGGGGTCCGCGCGCAGAACATCGCCGACTTTGCCGGCACCGTGATCGGCGTGCAGCGGGCGATCGCCCTCGACCGGTACGACGCGCTCGACCCGGGCACCGTCGCCGAGCGCACCGTCACGGTCATCCCCGTCGATGCCGCCGGCCAGCCCCTCGACGTCGACACCCGCGCACGCCTGCAGGCCGAGCTCGAGCAGATCCGCGAAGTCGGCTTCATCTTCCGCATCGCCGACCCCGACTACGCGACACCGGAGATCGTCATCTCCGTCGCCAAGGGCGACGAGCACACGTCCGCGGAGGTCCAGGCCAACGTGATCGCCGTGCTCGCCGCAGCGCTTCACCCATCCCGATGGGGAACGGTGAACGACGACCCGAGGACCTGGACCGAGCGCGGCACGCTGCGCGTCCTGGACCTCGCAGTGCTCGCCTCCACCGCTGTCGGTGTCGCCGCGGTGCTGTCCGTCACGATCGACGGCGGCACCGCTGACGTCGTGCTGAACGGCGGCGACCCCGGCGCGCTCATCGCGCCCGTGGGCGCCGGCACGACCGTCACGGTGAACGTCTCATGACCGTCACCGACCGCCTCATCGACGGCCTTGGCCCCGGCTTCGTACGCCTCGCGGGTCCGCTCCTGGCTCCGATCGTCGCGGCGCTCGTCGCGGACGTCGAGGGCACAGACGCGATGCTGACCGCGCCCGACGGGCGATGGCCGGCACTGTTCGACCTCGAGCTGACGGCCGACCCGGGATGGCTCGCGCAGCTCGCCGGCGTCCCCGTCGACCCGACCCTCGACGTCGACCTGCAGCGTGCACTGATCCTCGACCGGCCCGCGTGGGCAACGGGGACCTATGTCGCGCTGCTCGCCGCGCTGAAGGGCGCGCTCATCGGACTGAAGAGGGCAACCATCGCCGAGCGAGACCTGTCGCCCTGGCACGCAACGATCACCGTCTACGAATCCGACTACGCGCCCGGCATGACCCAGCAGCGGCTCCAAGCGCTCGCCGAGGCTCACCGCCCCGCCGGCATGACCTTCGACTACGTGTTCTTCGCGCCGACGTCGTACGGCGCCGCCGAGCTCGACGCCGAGACGTACGCCGACGCTGAGTCCACCGCGGGCACCTACGCCGACGCCGAGAGCTGAGAGGAGCGCCACCAATGGCGACCACCACCCCCAAGGGATTCCCGAAGCCGCAGCCCACCGACGACGACAAGCCGCGTCTCGACCTCGGAGCGCTCGCCGATTTCCTCGAGGCGATCCCGGGTGTCCGGTCGGTGACGACGACCGAGCGCAACTCGATGACCGTTCTGTGGCCGGGCATGGCGATCTTCAACAGCACCCTCGGCAAGCTGCAGCTGAACCGATCCGGCACGGCCGGCGACTGGGTGTCGCTGTTCACGAGTGAGGCCCCGCTGCCGATCGCAAACGGCGGCACGGGTCTGGATGTCGCCCCCTCGCTGCTCGTGAATCTCGAGTCGACAACCGCCGCGTCGCCGCTGACCTCGG